CCAATATTCAATGAACCATTGAATCGAACAGCGTTATTAATCCAAGAAAGCCCAGCCGATCCCGTTTTAACAGTAGCACCCACCACAGCAGCAGGCGGCGTAACCTGAGCATAGCCCGCATGACTGCCAAAAGCAGCGAACAGGAGCGATGCACCAATCAAGAGTTTGAAATTAGCCATGCCATCCCCAATAGGCAGACCATGACGGAAATAAAACCCGGTGTCATTCGTGCAGCCCCTTCCGTAAAAATAGGACGGCAGCAGTTGCAATCCATGCGGCAGCAATGCCCCAGCCTATCATTAGTCCATCTGCTGTATCAAATAATTGACATTCAACAGGATTCACTGAAACAGTTTTAGATATAAATGCAGATGAGTTTAAATCCTGCAATTTATAGCTAATACTATTCGAAGTGACGGATTCAACGTCCATTGAATAGGATGCCGTACCAATAACAACGACGCGCCCAACATGATCAGATGCAATTGCCCGAGTGGCGGACAATTGATCCGAGTAGCAGTTGGCGTTGTATTGGTACGACATTTTGCGCGGCCTGTGGTTTACAGGCCCTTGCGGATGAATTTCACCGCAGCGATAGCGATGACGGCGACGAGGACGGCACCGGCCACCACCAGGCCGTCAGCCTTCATGTCGCTGAGGGCAGTGGTAACTTCGGCAGGGACGGCAGCAGAGGCCGAGCCAGCGGCAGTGATGACAGCCGACGCGACAGCGACAGCACGGGCGCGCACGGTGCGCAAGACAGAGTTGTTGAACATTTTGAGACTCCCAGGGTTATGGTGACGGATCGCACCCAATAGACCGCCAAGGCGGCCTATCAGTTGAAATCAGGAAACCAAGACGGGCAGTTGATTGGGATCAGACATGAAAAGGCCACCGTCGCGCTTATCACCGAACCACATACGCATATCGGCAACCGAAACTTGTTGGAAAAGGAATTTTTCCCAAGCAGCAATGTTTGCAGGGTTAGCCTTGAGCTTGCGCAAATGACCTTTGCCGCCTTCCTGGGAAACGAGTTCAATACAGCAATAGTGCTTGACTTCGCCTGTTTCCTTGTTGGTTTGCTTTTCGGGATAGACGCTGGTGATAAGGCCAATGAGGGTAATCATAATAATTCCTTAAGCTACGAGACGGACAAAAGAGGCGTTAGGAAGCTCGTAAAAGTCAGGCATTTGAACGGGGCCGAGCTTAATTACCCGCGTTTTGGGTTGAAATTGAACGACGTTGTTCCTGACGGCAATATCAACACCGTACGGAAGCAATACCGCACGATATTTGTAAAACTGTGCTTTGCTGTACTTACTGGCAATATCATCACCAGCTTGCCACATTCGATAAACGGCAAGGGCCGACTTGTGCAGGCTGGAGAGTTCGTCCACGTCAAGCGTGGATCGCGTGAAAACCTCTTGACGATTTTCAAAATCTTTAACGAGTTGAGACATTTTAATAGCCCCCAAATATTGCAATTGATTATCAATGAGCCAGGTTGATTTATAAGTGGTTTCAAAGCGGACAAGGCCAACAGAATTACACCACGACGCGAGTTTTGCAGAATAGATAGGATCGGAAGATTTGGCAATGTGCCTGAGAATTTCCGGGCCTTTGAGATAGGCCTTGGAATAGACGCGCCGGGAACCGCGACCGAAATCGACGGTATCGCCCTCGCCATGGGTCCCGGTCTTGAGCCTAGACGCCTGCTGAGTCGCCAAGAAGCGCATGAAATGATGGGCATCCTCTTGACTGCCCGCAGAAAAATTCTGAGTCAGGTCCAGGCGCGTAACGCGCGCGCCGGTCCAATGAGGCTTGTCATCCTGACCACCAGCGACGGAGACGCGCAGGCGCTCACCAGTGGTAAAGGCGGGAAGGCCCATAGATCGCACGATGGCATTAATCCGGTCCACGCACTGAGCGAACGTGAAGCCAAACACATTGTCGGGCCGACCGAAGCGGGAGACGTTGCCATCGAACCAGACCGTTTCGCCGTCGCACCTGACCTGGCAGCTGGTGGAGTGCGAGCCCTCGACCTGAGATTTTTTGAGCGTGGTGCAGACGTGCGAGCCGTCGGCGTCGTACCGAACGAAAGCGCCATCGTTCACGAGGGGCAAGCCCTGGCCGTGCGTCTGGTAGATGCTCACCCAGTCGCAGAACGACGGGCCGTGATCCCAAAGCGCGCCAGCCGAGAGAGGTTGCGCGACAGGTGCCACAGGACCGGGCTTGTCCTTGTCCTGCCGGTTTCTGGACTCGCAGAAAGACAGGAAGAACGCGATTTTCGGGACCAGCGAAACCGGGCTAGAAGTGTCTGGAGTCTCATCCATGAGACTAAAGTGACGTGTTACTGGCACGTCACTTCTCCTGCCAGCGATCCAGCCGCCCCCGCCGTGCACCCGCTGCGCGTGCGCTCGGCAGTGTCGCCTGGCTCACCAGCACAAACGCAGCGGCCATCGAGCCCCGAGCACTGGCGAACATTGCGAACAGGCACCACGACGCGCTCGAACGGGTGTGAAGCATCCAGGTCATCCAGCAACCACAGGGGCACACCATCCTGAGCATGCCAGGCATAGCGGATCTTGCAGCAGTGTAGGGCACCGCGGCTGCGCGCTTGAACATACTGCTCAAGCACCACGCCGGCGGCAGCTGCCAGGCGAGCGCGCGAGGCATGAAGGTCATGAGAGTACGAATCAGCCATGATCGAGACTTAGGCGGTAGCGGTGGAATGGGCCTCGACGATCACTCGCGCCATGAAGGCGACCATGACAGCAGAACCACGACCTTCGCCCAAGGACTGGAGCCGTAAAAGCCACTGGCGACGGCTGCGGCAGGTCTGCAACTCGTGGAAGCTCAGCTTGTCGGCGTTGATGACGTAAAGCAGATGACGGGCACGGGTGCGGATGTACTGATACAACCGCTTGTCAGCATCCAGGCCGGAGTAACGCGCGAACAGATCGCGGGTGTAGGCGATGATGGCCGGGTCCTTGTCCTGGTCATGCTCAAAAGTCATGAATCGGCCAGATGACGCGTTTTGATCTTGACAAGTAGTGTTCTGCATGCTAACTCCAGTAGTACAGTCCATTTGTACAAAAATCGTTTAACGATTTCGTAACGGTCAAGTGGAATCTAGCAGCTTTTTACAAGATATGTAAAAGGAAAAAAACTATGAACTTACTGAACTTGATAGAAGAAGCCAGCAGAGCAAAAGGGAGCGCCCTAGAACTGGCCCGATGCATGAAAAAAGCACCTGCACGGATCAGCGAATGGAAAAAGGGAAGAGCAAAGCCAGACGCGGGAGAGGTTGCTTACATGGCCAACGCTGCGGGACTGCCTGTCCTGATCACGGTCGCCATGATCGAAGCGGAGCTACACCCCGAGAAGCGCGAGCTATGGGAAGCAGCTCTAGGGGGAAATTGAAGCCCAACTGGTGAGGATGACGATACACGCCGGAACCGGCCAGTGGCAACAGTAACGATTGCCCCCACGCTGTCGCGCGGGTCCCGTGTTTAGCAAAGATCAGGATTGCCGGCTTGGCGGCAAATTTTCAGCGACAGGGACAGACTGGGGAGACTCGGCAGGCTGCTGGATAGGCTGGGCCTGCTCGATGCGGTAATGGTCAAAGGGGCGCGAGTGTATCCAGGTGCGGCACTCGTCATTAGACAAGCCCGGATCGGTGCCCTGTTGCGTGATGCACTTGCAGCGCTCGCCCTGGCAGTAGCCGCCAACGACAACCGGCATAACGCTGATTTTTCTCAGATGGTCATACGCAGGCGCTGATTCAGGCTTGTGAGATACCCGAGGTATAAAATCTATACGATCATCAATAGATAATTTATTGACGTATGACGTAATAGAGTTACCCCCTAAATTCATTACGGCCTGAGCCTGAACTTTACTCTCAGAAATTGCGGTTTGGGGCTTTTGAATGATGCGATACACCATAAAAGCCAAAATAGTAAAAATGAGAAGCGCAGCAATTCCAATGAATAGAGCACGAGGAATACCACGGACAGGAACGGTATGCAATGACGCTGATTTATAAAGCTCAAATGCTTTTTTTGGTAATGAAACCCGCTTTTTATTAATACAGGTTTTCCATGACATTGATTCATTGCATTCGGGCCATTCATACCAATAACGCCCGAGTATTCCAGTATCCCTGATATGGATATGACGACCAATCAATGCTCGGACATTGGAATCAACCAGCCTTGGCGATTGAGTGGTAAGAAAAATATCAATACCACGATGACGATGGGTTTCGAGCTCTGAAACCGATTCAGGAACCTTGGCACCAGGACCGCGAGGACGCCAAACGCGCTGAGCTTCATCGATAACCAGGATAGCGCCATCGGGCAATTGATTATGCCAATCAGACGAATCAACGGGAAAATGAGGAATCAATAGCCCATCGAGGCCGTCCGAATAGATCGGGCGACCATCTGAAATTTTGGAAAGATAGTCAACCAAGAAAGCCGTTTTGCCAGCACCAGGGGAGCCGGTGAACAGCGTGATCATTTCAGCACCTCAAACCGCTTAACGGCCAAGAGCGCGAGCCGAGCCATGAGAGCGCCGCACACAATGGACAGCGCCGAGGATGCGCCAGACATCTGGATGAGCGCCAAAGCATCACCAGTCAGGCCACCCCAAGCCGATTTAGCCGAGGATAAAGCCGCCGTGAGGGCCGTAGAAAGCGCCGCATAGCTAACGATGCCCACCCCTAGGGCGGCAAGGATTTTCGCAGCAGCAGGGCCAGCAAGGCTGACGAGCCACGTACCAAGAGCACCCATGTCATTCTCCCCGCTTGAAGCCAATCAGAATCATGGCCGCTATGAGCCATGCAACGGCAATCATGACAGGTCGGATACCTAACATGAAATTGCAAATTGTGGTGAATTCAAAATCCACATTAGCACCGGGCAAATGGCGAGCCGGAGGACAAGCCGCATTCTCAGCGCCCCAGCCGGAATCAGGCGTGATCGTAATGGCAGCATCCCTAGTCTGAATCTGATCAGTACTAGGAGTGTCAAAATTTGGCTTCTGACAAGCGAGAATGTCGGGATACATATCGCATAAGCCAGGCGTTTTTTCCTGCTGAGTCTGTCCTGATGGCTCCTGATTGACTGCCTGCGGATCAGTAATAGGCGATGGATCATTTTTCACAATATCCCGAGGCTGAATATCCACGCGCCAGGGCTGATCTGGCAACGGAGCCGCCACAACATCAATAACAGGCGTTTTCCACTGCTGCGGATCGGTGTTAGGAACAGGAACAGGCTCCCCCAATGGCTCACGAAGCGGGCGAGTTACAGGATTAACCAGAGGATCAGGTACAGGGTTAATAATAGGGATAGGCTCCACAGGAATAGCAGTCCCAGGAGGTAATTCACTCGGCAAATCATTAGGAAAAGGTAAAGGATAGATTAAATCCTCAGCCTCAGAATTAGTTAAAGGTGTTTTTATTTCCTGATCGGTAGTATTTGATTTTTTTGGTATGTAATACCAAACGCCATGATTACTATCCCAGCATGCAAATGTACCATCATTAGCTTGAACTACGGTTGAACCGGAAAAAACATAACCCCAGTTCAACATTGCATACTGAACACAAGCCGGCCATGGATCAGAATGGACGAATGTTAAGCCACGATCACCAGAATAAAAAACAGAACCACCAGGAATAACTTCCGATTTAATCCACTGCTGGTTAGATTCATCCCATTGAACTTTTGCCACTTGAAGCAATGAAGCAACAGTAACGGCAGTCCTAATATAAGGATTTAATACAATAGTTGATGCAATAAAACGAGGCGCATTAGCTGCAAAACGCATAACGGCAGGAACAACAATAGTCCTACCGCCAATATTCAATGAACCATTGAATCGAACAGCGTTATTAATCCAAGAAAGCCCAGCCGATCCCGTTTTAACAGTAGCACCCACCACAGCAGCAGGCGGCGTAACCTGAGCATAGCCCGCATGACTGC